CTGGAAAAGAATACATGGGCACCTTCGTCAGCATCCTGCCTTCCAACTAATTGGCAAGCCGGTAAGCTCACGTGTCCTCCTTGAGCGCCTCGGAGCAAGACTCCCACCTCTGTGGGGGTTCCTCTCCGGGGACTATGAGGCAGCAACTGACAATCTAGAGAGTTGGGTAAGTGAGACCATAGCTGATCAACTCAGCAAGGAATTACTTCTCAGCCCCCCAGAGCGACAGTTGCTTCTAAATAATCTCACGGGACATGAGCTAATGATCGGAGAAGAAGTCGTCGGAAGACAACTTCGAGGACAGCTAATGGGAAGCATAACCAGCTTCCCAGTATTATGTCTAGCAAACGCAGCGATAACCAGATATGCGGCAGAGATTGGCGCAGGGCGAAGACTAAGTCTTCGCGATGCACCAATGATTGTCAACGGCGACGATGTCGCACTAAAGACCAGCCCTACTGGATATCACGCATGGAAAGTCTCAACGGGCTACATAGGATTGAAAGAGTCTGTAGGCAAAACCTACTTCACGAATAAATTCGTAGAAATTAACTCGACAATCTTTGAGTACAGGCCTGATGACCCACAGGAGGAGCTCTACGAAAGACAAAATAAACGAGGCGAGAAGGAGTGTATCTACAGACACTCTCCCTATCGTCAAGTCTTATATGTCAACGCAGGGCTCCTTACAGGGAAAAAGCGCTCCTCGGGAACAGTAGGTGTCGGTGATCAAGCCGACCCCTATAGCAACCTAGGAATGCGGATGCGTCAGCTGCTCAACAGTTGCCCGGACGAAATGAGAACCGCCTGTGCAAGGCAGTTCATAAAATTTCATCGAAGACTGCTAGACAAGCTACACCTGCCATGGTACATCCCAGAATGGCTAGGAGGAGTTGGACTTCCAATCGGCGAGTGGGGGGAACCCAGCGAGCTAGACAAACGTCTAGCCCACCGGATCCTCCTCAACTGGTCAAAGAAAAGACCAATCTCCATAGCCCACCAAGAGGCATCATGGCAAACCTGGATGATGGCAGAGAGTCGAATGCCCGAGACAGTATTTAGTGACAGGAAAGATCCCGACACAGAATACTACCTATCGGCAGTGGGTCATAAATGTATCGACCTACTCTTCGATTCTAACGTTAAACAGGAGGACTTATATCGTGCACTGGACCCAGAAAGAAAGTTCACTGCCAAGGCAATAGCCATTAACAGAAGACTATGGAAGGTACCGAAGGGACTCCTCCCCTCGCCACTTACCATAGACGAACTAACTTTCAGAGCCCAGTACCCGAACTTCGTCCGGAGTAGCAGGTTCGCGCGGAAAAATGCGGACGACAACAGGTTCATTACCTTTGTCGATTAATTTGCTTCTCATTTGAGAGTATCCTCCCAATCCATACAACCGAGAGACATATAGTCTACAAACAGTTGCATGGAGGATACCCGGTA